AGCAGCAAGCTATGATTTCTCAGCAGCAGTTAAAGTCGCAGGAGATGTCTGCGCAAGTGGCTATGCAGAAAATAGAGGCAGAGACACAGGCTAAAATGAAAATCAAACAAGCAGAGGTTGCGTTTGATATGCAGAAAATAGACAGAGAGGTTGAAGCGAAAGCAAGGTTAATGGAGTTAGAGTTTGGCTATAATATGCAACTAAATGGATTGCAGGATAGCACATTGGCGAATAGAGAAACTGCGAGAGAGGATAGTAAGGCTAAAAGAATAAGCCAACAAAATACTGAGCAATCGCAATTAATAAATCAAAGAAAGAACAACTTGCCACCGATGAGTTTCGAATCAAATGAGGATAGCTTGGACGGGTTTTCGTTACAAGAATTCGCTCCTCGTTAAGTAATTAGTTTTTTTAATATAACTTTGTAAACAAATAATATTTAATCAAATGGAATTTAAAGTAAAATCAATTGATGGGCTTGAGCAAAAAGGAACTCAGCAAATCGAACAAGAGCTATTAGAGAAGCATGAAGAGAGTTTGAATGGTGTACAAGACGAGATTAAGATAGACGCAAGTAAACTCGAATCACCTATAGAGCTAAAAGAAGAAGACGTTCTTTCATATATTGGAAAAAGATACAATAAGCAAATCAATTCATTTGATGAGTTGATGACCGAGCGTGAGAAGGCAGAAGAGTTGCCATCTGACGTTGCTGCTTATTTTAACTATAAGAAGGAGACGGGTAGAGGGATAGAGGATTTTGTTAAATTAAAAACAGATTTTTCTAAAGCAGACCCCGACCAACTTATAAGAGACTACTATTTAGCTACACAGGAAGGTCTTGATAAAGATGATGTGGAAGGTATGATGGATGATTTTTTGTTTGACGAAGATTTAGATGAAGAGTCAGCTATCAAGAAAATAAAGGTAGCAAAGAAAAAGGTTATTGCAGAGGCTAAGAAATATTTCATTTCACAACAGGAGAAGTACAAAACACCACTTGAGTCAAATGGTGTAACTATCCAAGATAGTGAAAAAGAGGGTTACGAGGCATATAAACAATACATAAAAAGTGCGAAGACACAACAGGAGCAAGATACCCGTAAGGGTGAATGGTTTCAAAAGAAAACAGATGATGTTTTTAGTACGGAGTTCAAAGGTTTTGAATTCACGGTTAATGACAAAAAGTTTCACTTTTCCCCTGCGGATGCGGTAGAGTTAAAAAAGAACCAAGCAAGTCCAATGAACTTTATTAATAAGTTCTTAGATGTGGATGGTTTAATGAATGACGCTGCGGGATATCATAGGTCATTAGCAATTGCAATGAATCCTGACCGATTCTCTAAGTTCTTTTACGAACAAGGATTAGCGGATGCAACAGAGGAGGTAATGCGAAAGACAAAGAATATAAATATGTCTGAGCGAAAAGCCCCTGAAAGTTTCAACAAAGGAGGACTGCAAGTGAGAGCCACCGACACAAGCTCAGGTCGAGGGTTAAAAATTAGGAGCATTAAACGTATTTAACAAATTTAAACTAAAAACACACAATGGCATTATTAACAGTCCCAGGATTTGCCCTTCAGCCAAGCTCTGAGCAAGTCCCTTTATCAACAAATTATATTACCAACTTCAACTTCTTGAATCAGTATCTACCTGATACTTATGAGAAAGAATTTGAGCGTTATGGTAATCGTACAGTAGCCTCTTTTCTTAGATTAGTTGGAGCTGAATTACCTTCAAATTCCGACATGATTAAGTGGGCGGAACAAGGTCGTCTTCACACTAAGTATGTAAACTGTAGTACTCCTGCTATTTTAGGTGCAGATACTGCTGTATTTACAGTAAATGATGCTCTTGCTCCAACAGGCTCAACTGCTATCGCTATCCGTGCAGGGCAAACTGTATACGTTTCTAACAATGCAGGTACAGGCTCTAACAAAGGTATCGTTACTGCGGTGACCACTTCAGGTACTCCTGACACTATAACTGTAGCTTTCTATGAAGGTGCAGGTTTAGCTGTTGCGGGTGCAGGTGTTTGGACTATATGGGTTTACGGTTCTGAATTCAAAAAAGGAACTACAGGAATGATTGGTTCATTAGAGGCTGAAGACGAATTCTTCAGTAACTCTCCTATCATCATCAAAGATAAGTATGCAGTATCAGGTTCTGATATGGCTCAAATCGGATGGGTAGAGGTAACTACTGAAAATGGAGCAACAGGATACCTTTGGTATCTAAAATCTGAACACGAAACTCGTTTGCGTTTTGAGGATTATTTAGAAACAGCAATGATTGAAGCCGTTCCTGCCGAAGCAGGGTCAGGTGTTATTGATGCTGCTGCGAATCCTACCTATGGTAACAAAGGGTCTGAAGGTATCTTCTACGTTGTTGAGACTCGTGGAAATGTATGGGGTGGTGGAAATCCAACCACCTTAGATGATTTTGATACTATCATATCTCGTCTTGACAAGCAAGGAGCTATCGAAGAAAATGCACTTTTCGTTAACCGTGAATTTGGCTTTGACATAGATGATATGTTAGCTACATTAAGTGGTTTCACAGGCGGTGCAGGTACAGGTGCAAATGCTGCATCCTTCGGTTTATTTGATAACGATACCACTATGGCGTTAAACTTAGGGTTTAGCGGATTCCGTAGAGGTTATGATTTCTACAAGACCGATTGGAAGTATCTTAACGACCCAACTATGCGTGGTGGTTTACCTGCTACTGCTAACTCAGGACGTGTAAACGGATTATTAGTTCCTGCGGGTTCTACAAACGTATACGACCAAGTTATGGGAAAGAATGCAAAACGACCATTTTTACACGTTCGTTACCGTGCTTCAGAAGCTGAAGATAGAAGGTACAAAACTTGGATTACAGGTTCAGCAGGTGGAGCATCCACAAGCGACTTAGATGCAATGGAAGTACAGTTCTTATCAGAAAGATGTGTTTGTACTTTAGGAGCTAATAACTTCGTATTGTTCCAATACTAACAATTAATATAGTAGGTAGTGTCTTCAAAGACACTACCTGCTTTTTTTAAAAAACTTAAATTATATTAAATAAAATGACACCCATTAAAGTAACACCAACAGATAAACATTACAAGTTAATGAAAACAGCAGCTCCACTTTCGTTTACGCTGCCTGTAAGAAATACAAGACGATATCCTTTGCTTTGGTTTGATGAAACAACCAATAGTAATAGAGCATTAAGGTATGCGGTCAATCAAAGTAGTCCATTCGAGGACAAGCAAGATGGCAACTCAATTGTAGAGCCCATAATATTTGAAAGAGGGTTCTTATCAGTTCCAAGAAATAACCCTGTACTACAGCAGTTCCTTCATTATCACCCATTAAACGGTAAGGCGTTTATGGAGGTTAATAAAGAGGCTGATGCATCCAAGCAAGCAGAGGCTTTAAATCTTGAGGTAGATGCACTAATAGAAGCAAGAGCATTAACACTTGAGCAACTTGAGGCTGTATCTCGTGTTTTATTTGGCAAAGACCCATCTATGACAAGTACAGCTGAATTGAAAAGGGATATATTGATATACGCCAAGAAAGACCCAAAGGGCTTACTTAATATACTATCAGACCCATCATTAAAGTTAAAATCAAATGTTCATGTTTTCTTTGATTCAAAATTACTTGGATTCCGTAATGGTCAGAAGGAAGTATGGTTTAATACACCATCTAATAAAAAGAGAGCATTAAGCGTTCCTTTTGGCGTAGACCCTTATGAGGCTGTAATGGAATACCTAAAGACAGATGAAGGTATTGATGCATTAAAGATGTTAGAGAATAATCTATAAGAAGAGCTTTCTGTTTGTTCGTTCATAATAATAAGTGGGGTGCTATTGCACCCTATTTTTTTTGTATATCTTTGTAGAAAAGAATATAAATGATAAACTCGGTTAGAAACACAGTATTATCTGTATTGAACAAAAACAATTACGGATACATATCCCCATCGGACTTTAATTTGTATGCCAAACAAGCTCAGTTAGAAATATTTGAAAGTTATTTTTCTAATTTAAATACGCAGATTAACAAAGAAAACTCACGGCTATCAGGGACTGACTACGCAAACTTAACTAAGTCAATTGCGGAGTCTATAGAGATATTCTCTGTTACTAATAATTTAACTCAAGTAGCACCATCGACAAATAGATACTATTTACCGTCAACAGTAACTACAGGAGATGATTATTATATGATAAATAAAGTATTAGCATATAATAATGCTATTCCACCAAAGGTATTTCTTGGAGAAGCGGAGAAGGTTAGTCATAGTAGAATAACTATGCTAAACATATCTAAGCTAACAGCTCCTACAGAGGAATATCCTGCATACACGCAGGAGGGTGGTATAGTAACAGTATTCCCTGCGACTATTAATCAAGCCACAGAGGTAGAGGCTCAGTACTTTAGATACCCATTCGACCCTAAGTGGACATATGTTTCCCTTTTGGGTGGAG